ATGCTTGAAACATTTGGAGCTATTAGCTTTCCAGAAAATTTGAACACTCAAATTATCACTGGAATCGAAAGCGCATTTTCTAACGGTCTAACTTTCGTTGCCCCAATCCTTGTAGGTATGGTTGGTATCACGATTGTGCGAAAAGTTATCAACCGTGGAAAGAACGGACGAGTTTAGTCCCCTGCTTTCTCCCAAAATCCCGAGTAAGATTCAAAACTGCTCATCTATAATATAAATTTAACAATTAAATTAGCTTAAATTATAACTTAAATTGAAATAAAAGTGATTAGTACTTTATTAGGTTCATTTTTATTTTTTACAAATCCACATCTAGTATAAGAACATCGAAAAATAGTTTTTTATAATCACTTTTTTATATTTTAAACTTAAGCTTATTTAATTAAAGGTAAAAATAATGGTTCAAAACGTATCATCAAATGAAGTTATCGGTATAATTTTAGACCTATTTTCTAAAGGTTTTGTTTTTCTATTACCTATCATTGGAGTATTGGCAGGAATTCACCTTTTATATTCAATGATAATGAACGTGCTATTTCGAGATAGACTATAGGAGAAAATATGCAAGATATATACTATTACACCCCTTTGCATAACAAATTCGTAAAATTCGATGATATAACTTGGCTCATTATTATAATGCTTACGATTTTAGCATTATATATTATTAAAAATATGAAAGTTCGCCCTAAAAGGTAGAGTATGAACAAATGGAAAATTTATTTTTTATTATTTGGCTTTGCATTATGCTGTGGTTTATTTGGGATTCTAAGCAAAAACGCGTTCGCCGTTGAAAGTTATAAAATTTCACCTGCAGATGACCGTACAATAACTTCTAGATTCTATGAAAATTCAGGAATTACAGAAAGTCGAAAAATCGATTTACATTATTATTTTTATGCTGGCAATCAGTACGGCGAACAGCTAAACGGAATTGCATATATCTGTGATTACAAAACAGATCGCTATGCTGAAGAAGTTAAAACTATAAACCCTTGCGGTTTATCAATGGTGCAAGAAGCTGGAAAATTCAAAATTAAAATCAATGCTGGTTATTATTTAAAATTTACATACAGTCGAAAAACTCAAAAAGTAAATGAAAGTTATTTGTATGTTTATGATGTGTATAATAACGGCGCTTATGAACTAGAAAGTTTTACAGATAAGAATTTTGATGACGGGTTGACATTATTAGGCGGTTCGACTTTACTCGCTAATAATTGGAACAGAAACGAAGGCGGTTTTTTAATTGAACCCGTTGGCGGAAGTTCGAACAATTCTAATAATTCGAACAATTCAAATAATAACGGTGGTTTTGATATTTTAGGTGGAATTAAAGCGTTTTTTCAACCTATGATTGATTCAATCACTCGAACTCAAAAAGTAGTATTAGGTATAGCTGATAATATCATATCAGGTATAGCAGGTGTCTTTAAGGGAGCTTTCGATATCTTAAAAAATATTTGGGATTTTCTGGCTGGAATTGTTGCTAAAGTCGCAGAATTTGTAAAAAACGCTTTTCTTTGGGCTTTTGTACCATCTCAAGAAGATTTAAATACTGAACTTGCATATATTCAATCAATGTTTAAATTTGATAAAATAACAAACGTTTTAAATACTACTTATTTACCGCTTGATTCTGCAGGTTTCCGTTATGATTCGCAATGTTCAGATGGTTATTGGGACAGTACAAGTCCACATTTAAATGATTTGTTTAATGCAGGCGGTCAGAAATATGCTAAAGGTTTTCGCTTAATAACTTCAATTTGTAAAGTACCTAAAATTTATATAACCCTTGCTAGAAATTTGCTAATGTTTGCGTTTTTCTGGTGGTCGGCCTATAGATTGTTCCAACTGGTGCCGATTGTTATGGGTTCTGCTTATGTTTGGGACAGATGGTTTAAGAAAGAAGGTTAAAGATGATTGCAATTTTATTTTTACGTATGGTTGAAATTTTACTAATACCCGTTTCTACCCTATTTGCGGGTATTGATTCGGCTATTGCACCTTTACTAGTTCTAGCAAGTTCAATAACTTTTATTTTCGCAGCGATTCAATTTCCGTTATTCTTATTTAGTTATTTGTTGGGTTCAAAAGCTTTGGTAATTTTTATCTTCACCTTTTCAACCGTTTTGTTGCCTATAGAACTTGCTATTTCTGTAATTTGGTGGTTATTATACAAAATCCCTGTGTTTGGTATTAAAAATAAGTAAAGGAGTAAAATGTCTTACTTATCAATCATTAAAAAAGAATCAAAAATTCATTTCGATTCAATTAAGCAAAACTATATAGATTCAAAAGACAAAGAGTTATTTCGTGCATCGGGCTTAACTGTATATTGCGGTTGGCAAGGTTCGGGTAAAACGCTTTCAGCCGTAAAACACGTTTACAATCTTATGGTTCGCTACCCTAAATCAATTTTAGTTACGAATTTGGAGTTTAACAGTGATCTACCTAATAAAATTATAACTTTCAAAAATCACGATGATTTGCACCGTTTGCTAGTTGAAGTCAATAATGATAAATACGGCGTTATTTACTTGATAGATGAAATACACACATATTTTAACGCCTTGGAATCTAAAGACATACCGCCCTATATTTTTACGGAAATTTCACAACAACGCAAACAACGTAAAGCTATCATTGGTACATCTCAGTTATTTTTACGTATGGCAAAACCTTTCAGGGAGCAAGCGAATTATTTAGTTATGTGTTCCACTTACGGCAATATTTTTACAGTTAATAAAGTATATGATGCACACAAACTCACAACAGATTATAGCGGTGCTTTAATTGGTCATTCAGTAAAAACGGGCTTTTTCTTCCACTCGGAAAAATTGCGAAATATGTATGACACCTTACAAAAAGTCGTATCAGGAAAAGCAGAATTTGAAGATTTTCAGGTGATCAATTTAGAGCAGAAAAAAAAGAAAGGCTTTCGCACGTCCGCAAGTCGATGACGCGCGTGCGAAAGCCTCGAAACAACCATTATTTAAAGGAGAAATTATGTTATATGAACTAAAAATTACACGCAAATTTCAATACACGCTATATCACAACCGTACACCTATTGCACGTTATAAGACTAAAAAAGATGCAAAAACTGCCCTTTTAGTCATTAAAAATAAGTTTGATACTTTAGATAAATTACAAAAAGTAATGAAAGTACAAACTGTACCTTATCTTGACAGCACTAGATTATCTGTTTACCAGTACTGTCCAGACTTTGAAATTAAACATTATTTCAAAATCGAACGTGAACAAATTGTTTAATTGTGGCGGGGCGTTGCCCCTTGGGGCAACCCTTGTCAAGAGCCACACTTAACACACAAAACACTAATTTAAGGAGAAAGTATGCAAGCATTAAAATTCCAAACTTCAAGACTTTTAAAGTCTATGTTTGAAAATAATAAAGAGATTAAGTTTAAAGAAATTTCTAGTTATGCTAAGGTTTACCCTGATACTATAAAAATTATTAAGTATCACCGCCCTATTGTATTTACTAACTTTTCAGATCGTGGCACTTCCGCTATCTTGATGAACGAAGAAAACGCCGAAGAGCAAGACTATTTACAAAAATCAATCAACCGCACTAAAACTAAAATTAGCGATTATGTACTATGTAATAATTTCACACATTTTGCTACTTTCACATTTGATCCTAAAAATCCAAAAGTTAAAAACGAAAACAACCGCCACGATTTTAAAAAAATGTCTTCCCTGCTTAAAAATTGGCTAAAAACCGAACAATTAAACCACTTTAGACATCATGGCCACAAATTCAAATATTTAATAGTCCCCGAACGACACAAGAACGGCGCTTGGCACTTCCACGCCCTATTAGAAAATTACAAAAATGAAACCGAAAATTTTTACACACGAAAAAATAAATATATAACAGTATCTGAACTTAAAAGCAAAAAGAAAGATAAAAACCGTAAATTCATCACAAGATATAAGCTTGGGCGTTCCGAAATAGCCCCTATTAAAGACAAAACCAAGATGTCAAGCTATATCAAAAAATACATCACAAAAGAGCTTATTCAAGACAAAAACGCTAAACGCTACTGGTCAAGTCGAAACCTAAAACAGCCTGAAATAATAGAAAATTTCATAAGTGAATTTCAAAAAATACCTGAACAATTCCTAACTGCAAAACACGACTACCACGATATATACATAATTCCGAAAGATTCATCATATTTCACCTTTTCAAAATATGTAAACAAACTTGAAAATCACTTTAAACGTGAAAAATTACACATAAAAATTTAAAAGTTATCATCTTGATTTATCAAGTGATAACTCCTTATTTCAATTTATTGAAATAAGCTTATTCTTGATGTATAATTAAAATATGGACAAAAAAATAATAGAACCTCTAAACAATAATGTTGAAATTGAAGAAAATAAAAGTTTTGCTTCAACAGAAACTCAACAAAAAGCTTCAAGTGTATATCAAGAAAATACACAAAAAGAGGCTTTAGCTATTGAAACAAGAAATCTTTTAAGACAACGACTTAAGCACGATATACGAAAAGAAGTTGCTAAAATGCGAAAACACGTTTTATGGTTATCTTTCTTTTTTGTGTTGATGTTTTTTATGTATGATTCGCAAAAAAGTAGTTTTTCGATTGTTTGGCTTTTCTTCATTGCCCTACAAGTTCCCTATTATTATTTCAGAAAATCACGTATAATTAAATCCTATACTGATGATTCAAAAATATAA